AGTTGCTGCTAGAGGCATTAAGTGTTTAAATTGCGCTCATTACGAGGGTGATGGTGTATGTCATATTGTATTACAAACGGTTGAGCCGGAAGGTCTTTGTAGACTCGCTGCAATTCCCGATGGAATTGTTCGTCTTAATGATATGATGTCGTAGTCCGAACGAAGCGCGAAGTCCGTGTGAAGGCAATAGGATAGGGGGAGGCATTAGCTCCCCCTTTTTCCTGAAAGGAATATATGAGTGACTCTATTAAAGTATTAATTTTTGGGGATATCAACCAAGATACTCTTGAAGACAACCTTCTTCAAAGATTCAGTATTACTCAGCAGCAATCTGATTTGTTTGTTAATAAAACTCTATCTGAATTAAAGCCTGATGTTATTCTGACATTCGGGGAAGTCGAAGATCATAGGTCTATGTCTATTCAGCCACTTTTTCTCAGAAAAAAGTGGGTTCATGTAGATGATTCAGATATTTCTGCTTATGAAATTTCTTCTATTGTAAATAGATGTTTTGCATCGCTGTTCTCTGATAAAAGAGAGTTTAATGAGCCTCTTGTTTCTATTATTACACCTACTTATAATACAAAAGATATCTATTGGCCTTATCGATCAGTTGCCGGGCAAGAATACAAAAATATTGAGTGGATAATTTATGACGATGGATCATCTGATGAAAACACTATTAATTCAATTAAGCAGATAGCTTCAGTAGATCCTAGAGTAAAAGTTTACTTTGCAGAACATTCAGGTTCTATTGGAGAGGTTAAGCATAACGCTTTTATGCTTGCTGAGGGAGAGATCCTTGTAGAGCTTGATCATGATGACGAACTTACTCCTTGGTGTGTTTCTTCAATCGTTGAGGCTTTTGCGAAGTTCCCCGGGGCTGGCTTTGCCTATACAGACTGCGCCGAAGTCATTGGTGATGAGCATGAAAATGCATCATATCCTGATGGTTGGGGATTTGGATATGGTAGTTATCGCTCTGAGTTTTGGCGTGGGCGAGACTATTTGGTTTCTAACTATCCAGATATCAACTCCAAGACTATTCGACATATTGTCGGCGTACCTAATCATGCTAGAGCTTGGGTTGCAGAGCTTTATAAGTTCATTGGCGGGCATAATAAGAACCTTTTTGTCGCTGATGACTACGAGCTTTTAATCAGAACTTGGCTTTCAACTCCAATGATTCATATCCAGCGTTTCGGCTATATTCAGTACCATCATGAGAATAATACTCAAAAGAAGCGCAACTCTGAGATTCAAAACCTTGTTGCGTTGATTCATCAAACATATGAAGATGATATTCATCAAAGATTCTTAGATCTTGGAGTTGAAGATTTTATATGGCAGGATGGTATGTTAAACTGGGATACTCCAAACCCCGAACAGACTTTTATTACTAACTGTATAATGGAGTAATTTCGTGGGCGTGGCGGAATGGTATACGCAGAGGACTTAAAATCCTCCGGAGGAAACTTCTTGTGGGTTCGAATCCCACCGCCCGCACTCGCCCCGATGTGCCGGATGCACAAACGATGCTTCTAACATTGTTGAGCTAGGTTCGACTCCTAGATCGGGGACTGATATACTTATATAGTGAATAGGCCATTATACACAATGGAATGTGGAGACTGTGGCAAGTTTGCTCTGATGAATATAGAGTCTTTGACTGTATATGTTATTGATAAAGAATTTTCTGTTATTTCAAGATGCCTATTTTGTGATAGACTTATTACAAATATAGTAAAAAAAGAAATAGCAGTTTATTTATTCTGGGATGATGTCAAAATATTTAACTTTAATACAGGCGAACAAATTTTAGATCAAAAAATTTTGGAGAAGATGTGAAGCAGATTGGTTGGTTTAGCCCTCCCGGAATAGGCGAGGGAATGGGATACGGTTATGCAGCAGTCCGCACTATCAAGGCCCTGCAATCTTGTGGCGTAAATGTTGGCTATGATAATAGAGAGGCTATGTGCCATATCTCATTTATTCAGCCCGAATTTTATAGTGGCAATCCAGATCAATATAGAGTTGGCTATACTCCTTGGGAGTCAACTGTCATTCCACAATTTTGGCCCGAAACAATGGGGAAGATGCAGGAGATATGGACCCCATCAAAGTTCTGTGCAGATATCTTCGAACAGTTTAAAGTTAACAAAATTATTAGAGTAGTACCTCATGGCATAGATGAAGATATTTGGAAAATTAATAATAGATATATTACAGATAAGTTTGTATTTCTTCATGTAGGAGGCCCTACTGAAAGAAAAGGCGGACAAAGAGTAGTCGAAGCATTTTTGGATTTATTTGATGGCAACAAAGACGTTGCTTTGATTTTAAAATCAAATGAAGCTACTGAGTGTAGATTCTATGAAAATGGCGTTGATTTTAAAAGCGCCAAGTATCATCCTCAGATTTTATCAATTGACTATGGTGTCGATGTAGAGGATTTGGTAAAAATATATAATCAAGCTCATTGCCTTGTGTATCCCACTAATGGCGAGGGCTTTGGACTCATTCCTTTTCAGGGTATTGCAACTGGTCTGCCTACTATTGTCACAAATGCAACAGCGTGTGCAGATTTTGCAGATTTCTCTGTTCCCCTAGATTCTAATCCTGCACCCGGAAATGGAGTGCATTTGGGGGATTGGGTTGACCCCGATCTTGATGATCTTCGGGATAAGATGAAATATGTATACGAAAATTTTAACGAAGTAAAAGAGAAGACTCTGCATTCGGCTAATATAATTCACTCAACACAAACTTGGAATCATATAGGCCAGAAAATTGTTGATATTTTTGGAGAAAAAATCAGCCAGAAAGCGTGATTTTGAAGCGAACAGTGTTTGATGATGGTATGCTCTATTAGACCCGAAAATACGGGCGGAGAATACGCAGGTTAACGCCATCGCGGGCCTGCCGCCGAACATAGGAGATGTAGTGGAGAATACTGAGTACCTCAGTTTTAAGTTGTCAGACGACTTTATTGTCAATTACGAGAAAAGGGATGTTCCGTGGGGATTCCCTATTGGAGCAGGGAACTCTCTCGGAGAGCTTACTTATTTAACTAAATATTCTCGTCGTAAAGATGATGGAACTAAGGAACGTTGGTATGAAACTTGTCGTCGTGTAATTGAAGGCACGTTTACTATCCAGAAGGATTGGTGCAAGGAGAACAGACTTCCTTGGAACGAGCGTAAGGCTCAAAATACTGCTCAGGATGCTTATGAACGCTTGTTTGTTGGTAAGTGGACTCCTCCGGGCCGTGGTCTTTGGATGATGGGGACTGAGTTCGTTCATGTTCAAAAGAACTCGGCTGCGCTTCAAAACTGCTCATTTCTTTCTACTGAGCATATTTCATCTAGAAGTGTGCAAGATGCAGTATGGCCTTTTGTTCGTCTTATGGAGATGTCAATGCTTGGCGTTGGCGTTGGGTTTGATACAAAAGGATCTGGCAAGCTTGAGTTTCACAAACCTCTTGATGAGAAAAAGATTGTCGTCATCCCAGACTCTCGCGAGGGATGGTGTGAATCAGTAGCCACTCTTCTTGAGTCTTATTTTTTTGCAAATAGAAATACTGTTGAATTTGATTATAGTTTGATTCGTCCTTCAGGTACTCCTATCAAGGGATTTGGCGGAGTTGCTGCGGGGCCCGGTCCTTTGATTGATCTTCATGAGTCTTTGATGAAGCAGTTTGATGGACGTAAAGGCGACAGGATCACTTCTACTGACATTGTTGATATTGAAAACAAAATTGGCAAATGTGTTGTTGCTGGTAATGTTCGTCGTTCTGCTGAGATTGCGTTAGGAGAGCTTGATGATAAAGAATTTCTTGAACTCAAAAATTGGGAAGTCAATCCCGAACGCATGGGCGCTAATGGCTGGGGGCATACTTCCAATAACTCTATTGTTGCTAATGTTGGCAGTGATTTTTCGGGGATAGCGGATCTTATTGCCGACAATGGAGAACCGGGCATTGTCTGGATGGATCTTTGTCGTCAGTATGGAAGACTCCTTGATCCTCAGAATAATAAGGATTGGAGAGCAGCGGGGACAAATCCTTGCTCTGAGCAGACTCTTGAGTCAGGTGAATGCTGCACTCTTGTAGAGAATTTTATTTCTCGCCACGACTCCTTCGAGGACTTTCAAAAGACTCTTAAGATTTCATATCTTTATGCTAAATCTGTAACTCTTCTTCCAACTCATTGGCCTGAGACAAATGCCATTATGCAACGTAATCGTCGCATTGGATGCTCTGTCTCTGGTCTTGCTCATTTTGCCGAGACAAAAAGCTGGACTGAGCTTCGCGAATGGCTTAATGGCGGATACGGCTACATCCAGCATCTCGACACTGTTTATTCAGAATGGCTGGGATGTCGCCCTTCTATCAAAACAACGTCTGTAAAGCCATCTGGGACTGTCTCACTGCTCTTTGGAGTAACTCCCGGTGTTCACTGGCCGACTGCCGATGTTTATATTCGCCGTATGCGTCTTGCCTCAAATGATCCGCTAGTTGATGCCCTTTCTGCTGCTGGATATCATACTGAACCTGATGTGATGGACCCAACTCACAGCATTGTTGTCGAACTCCCCACCATTGGCCCTGATGTCAGAACTGAACGGGAAGTAAGTATGTGGGAGAAGACTGCTCTGGCAATCCTTGCTCAGCGTTATTGGGCTGATAATCAGGTGTCGGTGACTGTAACATTCTCTCAGGATGAGAAGGATCAGGTAAGCGCACTTCTTCGATCAATTGACGGTCAGTTGAAATCTATCTCTATGCTCCCAATTCTTGAAGTTGGCGGTGCATACGCTCAAATGCCTTATGAGAGAATTGACGTTGATACTTGGTCTGACTCTGTTGCCAAGGTTAGAAAGATTAAGTGGAAGAGTCTTTACGCCGGAAAAGCACTTGATGCCGAGGGTGAAAGATTCTGTAGCAATGATACTTGTGAAATCTAAAAACGTTTTAAACGCTTTTTGAAAGAAACCGCACTCAAAAAGTGCGGTTTCTTTCATTTTTGGATCTATTTTGGTGCAAGTTCTTGCTTGTTAACCACTTGTCTGTGATAATATTGATGCATGGGTAAAAGATTAAAGAACGCTGAGATTATTATTGAAGATCCTCTGGGAGTTTGTCTCTGGCAGATGCCAGATAACTCTTGTCTTGGGGATGACGAAGGTAGATACCTTTCTATGGAGGGCGATCTTAATAATCCTATTATTGAACAAAAGATGAGGGACGCTGCAGTTCATTACCTTGGATTCGAAGCGCTTCAGGGAAAAGCTATGTGGATGTCTGGAAGTAGGAAGATCACTGACAGCGAAGCTGACGATCATATGGAAAGAATGCTTGACGGAAATATTCCAGATCCCGTGGATGTGGCGAAGCAGCTTCAAAGAGGAGGTCTTATATGAGAAGAATTACGGCAGCAATGGCAGATGATACAGATTTTATTGAGATTGATGATGTTACAAGCTCATATACATCCGATGTGACTAAAAAGGTTACAGAAGAAAAAGATGTATTTGCGCAGAAAATTGATGTTTCTAAGCAGACAAAAAAGGTTAAGAATAAGTACTATAAATTGTCTAAGAGATATCAAACTAGTGCAAATGGAACTGAGTCCAAATTTGTTGATCCCGAGATGGTTAACGGATATGGAATGTTTGATCTTGTCCAGCCTCCATATAATCTTGAGATTCTTGCTTCATTGTTTGAGGAAAACTCTATTCACAATGCCTCTATTCAAGCCAGAACTATGAATACGGTGGCTCTTGGGTATCATTGGGAAGACACATCTAAGACTAAAAAGCGCGTTGAGAGGGCAACTACAAAAGAAGGCGAATCTCTTGGCAGACTTCGCGAAGAACTTCAACGTGAAGAAGATAAACTAGAAGAAATTTTCGATAATTTCAATGTTGATGAAGAATTTCTTGAAACTTTAGTTAAAGTTTGGATTGATTATTTAACAATAGGAAATGGATTTTTAGAAATTGGTAGAAACAGAAATGGAACTATTGGATATGTCGGACATATTCCCGCAACATTTGTTCGCTTAAGAAGAGCAAGAGATGGTTTTGTTCAAAGAGCTGGTGCTAGGTTTATTTTCTTTAGAAATTTCCAAGATCTTGATACGCCAGATCCAATTGGATCTGATTCAAGTCCGAATGAGCTTATTCACTTTAGACAGTATACTCCTACAAATACTTACTATGGCGTTCCGTCTTCAGTCTCTGCTTTGAGCGCTATTGTTGGGGATAAATTTGCAAAAGAATATAATATTGATTATTTTGAAAATAAAAGTATTCCTCGCTATGCAATTATCCTCAAAGGCGCCAATCTTTCTCAAAAGTCAAAGCAAGAAGTTATTAACTATTTTAGAAATGAAATCAAAGGCAATAATCATGGAACTCTTTTTATTCCGTTGCCAGCCACTCTTGGCCGTGATGTAGATATTAAATTTGAAAAGCTCGAAAATACTACTCAAGAAGCTTCTTTTGATAAATACAGAAAATCAAATAGGGATGAAATCTCTATTGCAAATCGAGTACCTGCTCCAAAAATTGGCATCTATGATAATGCTAATCTTGCTGTCTCTAGAGATGCTGACAAAACATTTAAGAATCAAGTTGTTGGCCCTGATCAAAAAATTATTGAAAAGAAAATTAATCGTCTTGTCAAAGAATTTACTGATAAAAAAGTATTTAAATTCTCGGAGATTGATGTAATTGACGAAGATCTTAGATCTAGAATTTGGGATAGATATCTTAGAACTGAAGTTCTAACGCCAAATGAAGTTAGATCTAAGCTTGGGCTTACATCTTTGGAAAATGAAGATATTGTTCTTCCATACCCAACAAGGCTTGCTAAAGAAAAACAAGATTTTGAGATGGGTCAGGCTGAAGCAGGAATTAAGCCTATGTCGAATTCACAAGGCGGACAATCTGGCAATACAAATGCTTATGCCGGAAGTCCTCCAAAGTCAAGTCAAGATAGCGCTGCAGGAGAGTCTTCTCCGGCAGACGCAACTACAGGAAGAGCGGACAGAGGATCTCAACAAGATTCTAATCCGCCAATTTAAGGAGATTGAAAATGCAATATAAAATATTCCCAACTGGAAGTACTATAATCAATTCAGAGCGTGCAATTGTTCATGGATTTAATATTCGAGCAACAGCAACCGCAGTTGTTAATGTCTATGACAATATCGCTGCAACTGGAGATCCAGTTTTCAAGATTAATGTTTCTACCACCGAATCTGTTTCGTATGATTCATTCAAAGGCATTCCATTTAATACTGGTATCTTTGTTGAAGTTGCTTCCGGTACTGCCACCGGAAGTATTTTCTTTGAGTAAAGGATTGAGATGAGCAAACCTGCAAATTATCCATTAAATGTAAGAATCGGTGATACTGAAACTGTTACTGTTACTATGCAGGACGCTAGTGGCGTTGCTATTAATATTGCTGGTAGAACTTATTCGGCACAGGTGAGGGAGA